GGCTGTCAAGAAAAATCGTCCTGTGAGGGAATTTTCGGAGAGACATCGGGAAGGGTTCATTTTTCGGCTCTGAGGGATACAAACAGGGCATGATCGCACGAGGCGTGAACGAAGGGACGATGGTTCAGACCACTTGCTTCCGGGGTCCAACCGGAAGCCAGTTCGGGGTCCAGACGGGAACATGACGGCACGCAAGCGGCGACAGTTCGAAACCGGGCAAACGCCCGCCGCTTGACCGGAAAAACTGTCTCCGCCTTCCCGTAAGCCATTGATTTTACGGTTCCTTTTCGTTCACCTTCGTATGCTGGCGGGCTTGGCGCGAGGCTTTCCCAGTGACGCCGCCGAAAACACCCGTTTCGTTTCGCTTTGCCACAAAACCCAATGAAACAAGGGGCTGACGGCCCAGAACACCCCGCCTGAACCGAAACGGGGGTCGGACCCCATTTCGCTTCGCGGACCTTCGGTTCGTTTCGCGGGTCAGACCCGCTTCGTTTCGGACTGAACCCGTTTCGTTTCGGCCCCATTCACCAGGAACCAGCCATGGACGTGATCGAACTGCCTCTCGGGCAGATCATTCCCTATGCGCGCAATCCGCGCCGCAACGAAAAGGCCGTGGCCGCGGTCGCCGCCTCCATCGCGGAGTTCGGCTGGCGCCAGCCCATCGTCGTGGACGAGAACACGGTGGTGCTGGCCGGGCATACGCGGCTCGAGGCGGCGCGGCAGCTTGGGCTCGAGACAGCGCCGGTTCATGTCGCCAAGGGGCTGACCGAGGCCCAGGCGCGGGCCTTCCGCATCATGGACAACCGCTCGGCCCAGAACGCCGAGTGGGACGAGGAGTTGCTGGGGCTGGAACTGGGCGACCTCATGGAGGCCGAGTTCGATCTCGGGCTCACGGGCTTCACCGAAGAAGAACTCGATGCGTTGATGAACGGGCTCGCCGGGGAAGGCACTGGCCCACAGGAGGGCGAGGACGAGATTCCGGAAACACCGGAGGAGCCGGTCAGCCGCCCCGGAGATCTGTGGGTGCTGGGAAACCATCGCCTGCTCTATGGCGACAGCACGGTGGCCACCGATGTCGAGCGGGTGCTGGATGGGGTGAAACCCCTGCTGATGGTGACCGACCCTCCCTATGGCGTCGAATACGACCCGGCCTGGCGCAACCAGGCGGGCGCGGCGAAGACCAGACGCACCGGCAAGGTGCTGAACGACGACCGGGCAGACTGGCGCGAGGCCTGGGCACTGTTTCCGGGCGACGTGGCCTATGTCTGGCACGGCGCGCTGCACGCGGCAACGGTCGCCGAAAGCCTCGAGGCGGCAGGCTTCGCGATCCGCTCGCAGATCGTCTGGGCCAAGGACCGGCTGGTGTTAAGTCGCGGCGATTATCACTGGCAGCATGAACCCTGCTGGTACGCGGTGAAGAAGACCGGCAAGGGCCACTGGGCCGGCGACCGCAAGCAGACGACGCTCTGGCAGATCTCGGGCAAGGACCAGGATGCCGACACGGTGCATGGCACGCAGAAGCCGGTCGAATGCATGCGCCGGCCGATCCTGAACAACTCGAGCCCGGGTCAGGCGATCTATGAGCCCTTCATGGGTTCGGGCACCACGCTGATCGCGGCGGAAACCACTGGCCGCGTATGCCTCGGGATCGAGCTGAACCCGGCCTATGTCGATGTCGCCGTGGAGCGCTGGCAGCGGTTCACCGGGCGGCAGGCGGTGCTGGACGGCGATGGGCGGACCTTCGCCGAGGTGAAGGCCGACCGGCTGGGCGAGAAGGCCGATGCTGCCCCATCCGAACAGAAGCCCGCAGCCTGAGGCGATGGATGACCTGGCTTTACCTTCCGCCGGCCTGTCTGCCGGCGTCGACGACGCATGCCTATTCGGCCTCTCGCTCTGCTCCGGGGCCGGCGGGCTCGAGTTCGGCTTGCACCTCGCGCTCCCCGGATATCGCGCTGTGGGTTACGTCGAGCGGGACGCCTACGCCGCAGCCATCCTCGTGGCGCGGATGGAGGACGCGGCCCTGGATCACGCTCCTGTCTGGGACGACGTTGGAACCTTCGACGGCGGCCCGTGGCGCGGCGCGGTGGACATCATCACTGCGGGCTATCCGTGCCAGCCGTTCTCCGTCGCGGGAAAGCGCCGGGGTGCAGAGGACCCGCGCCACCTCTGGCCGCATGTCGCGCGGATCATCGGCGAGGTCGAGCCGCCCTTCGTGTTCCTCGAGAACGTCGCCCATCATCTCCGCCTCGGCTTCCCCGAAGTCGCCGGAGGACTGGTCGGCATGGGCTACCGCGTTGCGGCAGGCCTCTTCACAGCGGCGGAAGTCGGCGCGCCCCACAAGCGCGAGCGGCTCTTCATCCTCGCGCACCGCGAGCACGACCAACTGGCCAACCCCGCGCGCCTGCTCCGGGACCCGCTCGAGCGGCGGGAACCGGACGGAAATGCTGCGGTTCTGGCCAACGCCACGGGCGAGCGCCAACGAGAACCGGCAGACGAAACCGACGCCGTCGCAAGAGGCAGGCAAGCACGGAATGAATCTGGCAACCTCGGCGGCGATATGGCCGACACCGATGGCAACAGATGGCAACAAGCCGAGCGCTGGCAAGCGCAAGGTGGCCGACCTGACCAATGCCAGCCGGATGTGGATGACGCCGACAGCGCGGGATCACAAGGACGGGGCGACGACACTGGCGAAAACGCCGGTGAACGGGCTGCTTGGCCGCCAGGTCCTGGTGACCTCGACGGCTGGCGAGAGTTCCTGCGACACGCCCCGGACCTTGAACCCAGCGTTCGTCGAGGCGCTGATGGGCTGGCCCACCGGGTGGACCGCCTTCGGCTCTGTGGCAACGGCGTGGTCCCGCTGGTTGCCGCGCATGCGCTCAGAACTTTGGCGGCTCAATTGCTGGCCGATGGATGAGGACGTCGCATGAAGCAGTCGCGGACCATGTCGTTGATTGAGGCGATGACGAATGTCGTCGTCGGCTATGTTCTGGCCATTGCCACCCAGATCGTCGTGTTCCCGTGGTTCGGGATTAAGACGGGGCTGGCTGAGCATCTGGCCATCGGCCTCGCATTCGTCGGCGTCTCGCTGGTGCGCGGCTACCTGCTGCGCCGGTTGTTCGAGGCGATCCGATTGTGCGGCGACCAATGAGCACCGCCGCCCGCTTGGGGCGGCGGCTACAAGATTCTGGCGGACCGGGTGTCAATCGCTGGCGATACGATAGACCCGTCCGCGCGCCTCAATCTTCTCGGAGGTGACGGTCAGTCCGAGCCGCTTCTTGAGGGCGCCGGCAAGGGCACCCCTCACGGTGTGGGGTCTCCAGTCGAGGGCCGTGGCGATCTCGTCGATGGTGGCGCCGCTCTCGGCGCGGAGCATCTCGATGAGCCTTGCCTGTTTCGTGGCCGCGCGCGGTGTGTGCGCCTTGGGCGCTGATCCGGCATCCGTTTGCCCCGGCTCGATGCCGATGGCCGCAAGGCCCGCGTCGGTGACGTGCAAGAGGATGGCGCAACCGTCCTCGTCGTTGCGCCAGACGCGGTTCAGGGCAGGATCGGCCTTCGCGAGTTGGTCCGTCACCGTCTCGGAGATCAATCCGCGCTTCAGCAATGCGCCGATTACCTTCTGTGCGGCGCCTCCGCGCAAGCTGCCGGGAAGCGGCAGGACGTTCCGGTCGTCGCGTTGCGCAGCGGCGCTGAGGATCACAAGTTGCGTGTCGGAAAGTTTGGTCATCCGGGGTCTCCTTGATCGGGGCCGCGACCGTCGCGACCCTTCTACGACCCCGAGCCCGCCTGCGGGCGGGCGGGAGTTCGGGCAAGGCCCGAGATCACTCGGCGTATTCGCCTTCGCCGAACAGGAAGTCGGTGATTTTCCTGAGGTCGCTGGCAACGTGGTCGAGCGATCCGACGCTGCCCCAGTTGACGGCTTCGGGATCGAACCCGAAGTGGTCGGCGCTGAGCGCCTGCAGCCGGGCGAGCATCTCGTCGATCTCGGCCTTTTTGCCGATGAAGGCGGCAAGTGCGGCTTCTTTGTTGCGCCGGGCCTTCTCGGCGCGGAGTTCGTGGCGGGGCGTGGTTTGCGGGTTGAGGCGGGGCATGCTGCTGGCTCCTCTGCTTGTGTCGTTCCGTAGGATCGAACTTCGCTCTGACGGGCCAATCTATCCAGTATAATCGCAGCAATATCATGGCTTTATGAACGGGCGGGGAGCAATCGCGTGTCATCGGCCAGCCAGCCCATCGCGGTGATCGCGAAGCTCCTGGACCTCTCGGAGCGGCGCGTTCAGCAACTAAGCCGCGAGGGCGTGATTCCGAAGGCCACGCGCGGCCAGTACGACCTGATCGGCTCGGTGCGCGGTTATGTGCGGTATCTGCGCGACCAGGCCGCGAAGGCGCAGGCCGGCGCGCCGGACTATGCCGCCGAGCGCGCGCGGTTTATCCGGGCGCGCGCGGACCTCGCGGAGATGGAGGCGGAGGAGAGGCGCGGCGCGGTGATTGCGGCCGAAGACGTGGAGGCCGCGTGGATCGCGGTGCTGGCGCTCCTGCGCACGCGGCTTCTGGCGCTGCCCGACCGGCTGGCGCTGCGGGTCCACGGCGCGGCGAGCCCCGGCGCGGTGCGGGACATGCTGCGCGGGGCGCTTCGCGAGGCGCTGGAGGAACTGGCGGAGACGGATGTGCGCCCTGAGCGAGACGACGACCCTGCGGCTGACGGGAACGACGGTGCTGCGCCGGACGGTGGCCCGGGCGCTGAAGGCGCTGACGCCGCCGCCGGAGCTGACGATCAGTGACTGGGCCGATGCCAACCGGCGGCTGAGTTCGGAGGCGAGCGCCGAACCCGGGCGCTGGCGGACCTCGCGCGCCGAATACCAGCGCGGCATCATGGACGCGATCTCGGATGCCTCTGTGGAGACGGTCGTGGTCATGTCATCCGCCCAGACGGGCAAGACCGAAACCCAGCTCTGCGCGGTCGGCTATCACATCGACCAGGACCCGGCGCCGATCATGGTGGTGATGCCGACCGAGAGGGATGCCGAGACCTGGTCGAAGGACCGTTTCTCGCCTATGGCGCGCGATACGCCATGTTTGCAGGACAAGATCGCCGATCCGAAGTCGCGCGACGGCAACAACAAGATCCTGCACAAGCGCTTTCCGGGCGGGCATCTGACCATTGTCGGGGCCAATGCGCCCTCGGGGCTCGCGAGCCGGCCGATCCGGCTCTTGCTCTGTGACGAAGTGGATCGCTACCCGTTCAGCGCCGGGGCGGAGGGAGATCCGGTGAACCTGGCGAAGAAGCGCACGGTCACCTTCTGGAACCGCAAGATCGTGCTGGTCTCGACGCCGACCAACAAGGGCGCGAGCCGGATCGAGATGGCCTATGAGGAAAGCGACCAGCGGCAATACTGGGTGCCGTGCCCGGACTGCGGCGAGGCCCAGGTGCTGGTCTGGGGGCAGGTCAGATGGGACAGGTCCGAGCAGGGTGAGCACCGGCCGGAAACGGCGCATTACGAATGCGTCCACTGCGCGGCGCGGTGGGACGACCAGACGAGGTGGGCGGCGGTCGGCCGGGGCGAATGGCGGGCGCGGCGTCCCTTTGCCGGCATCGCCGGGTTCCATCTCAACGAGATCTACTCGCCCTGGGTGCGGCTGAAGGCGATGGTGAAGGCGTTCCTCTCGGCCCGCGCCGGTGGCGACGAGGCGATGAAGACCTTCGTGAACACGTCGCTGGGCGAGACCTGGGTGGAGACCGGCGAGGCGCCCGACTGGCAACGGCTCGCGGGGCTGGAGGAGGACTGGCCAGCGGGCACGGTGCCCGAGCGAGGGCTGTTCCTGACGGCCGGCGCGGACGTGCAGAAGGACCGGATCGAGGTCGATGTCTGGGCCTGGGGGCGAGGGCTGGAAAGCTGGCTCGTCGATCACATGGTGATCGACGGCGGGCCGGCCGATCCGGCGTGCTGGGCAAAGCTATCGGAGCTTCTGGGGCGGACGTGGATGCATGCCTCGGGTCAGCCGATGAGCATCGCGCGGCTTGCGATCGACACCGGCTACGAGACCAGCGCCGTCTATGGCTGGGCGCGGCAGGTGGGCTTTGCACAGGTGGCGCCGGTAAAAGGCATCGAGGGGTTCAACCGGGCGGCGCCGGTGACGGGCCCGACCTACGTCGATGCCACCGTCGGCGGCACGCGATTGCGCCGGGGCGCGCGGCTCTGGACGGTGGCCACTTCGACCTTCAAGGCCGAGACATACCGGTTTCTCAGGCAGGAGCGGCCGACGCTCGAAGAGGTTACGGCCGGCGCCGCATTCCCGCCCGGCACCGTGCACCTGCCGGGCTGGGTGGACAGCGAGTGGCTCAAGCAACTCGTCGCCGAGCAGCTGGTGACGGTGAGGAACAAGCGCGGCTTTGCCAAGCTCGAATGGCAGAAGCTCCGCGAGCGGAACGAGGCGCTGGACATTCGCGTCTACGCCCGTGCCGCCGCCTGGATCGCCGGGGCCGATCGCTGGTCGGAAGCGCAATGGGCAGAACTGGAGCGGCAGGTGGCGATGGGAACCGACGAGCCTGGAACGGCCGGCACGCCGAAACGCCCGGGCCGGCCCGCCCCGCGACGCCGCCGGATCCTGCGCTCGGACTACATGGGGTGAGCCAGGCGAT